TTTATCTCGCGGTTCGGCCGCGAAGCGTTGGAGTACCGCTGCTTCCGGTGCGGCTACACCACGACAGGACCAACGGTTGAACAAGAACGCGAGCAGGCCGAAAAGCGCAAGCCATTCGGCGGCGGGTTGTCCTCCATCTTGAAGGATGCCGGTTAGATGGCCGTTCGTCTGGCGCTGCCGTTCGACGTGCAATGCCGCGCCGCTAAGTTGCCCGTGCCCGTGCCGGAGTTGCGCTTTGCGCCCCCGAGGCGCTGGCGGTTCGATTGGGCCTGGCCGGCGCAACGGCTCGCGCTGGAAGTCGAAGGCGGCGTGTTCATTCGCGGTCGGCATTCGAGAGGCGCGGGGATGGTGAAGGACATGGAGAAGTACAACGCGGCGACGACGGCGGGCTGGCGGTTGCTGCGGGTGACGCCAAAGCAGATCGCCAGCGGGGAAGCCTTGGACGTGGCCGCAAAGGCGCTGCAATGAGTTTCCCGATCGGGGGGTCGGGACCGGCCACTGCTGGAACTGGCCCGCGCGATTCTGCGATCGGGCGACCTGTCTCTCGACAGGTGGAGGAGATCAGCAGTGGCCGGATGGTCGTGAGCGGGGAGGCGAGATCGTGACCTACGACGAGCATCAGCGAACCGCCCGCGAGTTGTGCTGGCTCTGTTGCAAGCGCGAGGTGATCGCGACATCACCCGATGCGCGGGGGTGTGCGTCGTGTCGATGAGCCCGTATTACCAGGACGCGAGCTGCACACTCTACTTGGGTGATTGCCGCGACGTGCTTCCGCAGTTGGACGTCGTTGACCACGCGATTTTCGATCCGCCATTCGCAAAGGACGTGTATTTGCGCGCGTCCGCGCCAAAGACGAAGGTGGGGAGCGGCACGCCAGCGCGTATGGGCGTCGGCGCCCTGAAGAAGCTCGCGGCCGGCGACATTGGCGAGATGGACGTTGAGTTCATGCGGGCGTTCCGCGATTGGGCCGCGAACGCACGGCTCAGGCGCTGGTTCATCGCGTTCTCAGACGTGGAATCGTGCCACCTCTGGCGCGAGACGATGACGAATCCATACCGGAACGCGGATCACGTTCACGATCGGGCCGCCCTTCGCTACGTCCGCACGGGCGCATGGGTGAAGCCGAATGCCATGCCACAGATGAGCGGCGATCGCCCTGCGGTGGGCTTCGAGCCCTGCACGATCGCGCACGCGCACGGCCCGATGCGTTGGAACGGCGGCGGAAAGCAGGCCATCTGGACGCACAACATCGCGTCAGGGGCCGCGCGTCCAAAGGCGCATCCGTGCCCTAAGCCGCTGCCGCTGATACGGGACATCGTGATGGATTTCACCGACCAGGGCGATGTCATTTTCGATCCGTTCGCCGGTTCAGCCACAACGATGCGCGCCGCAAAGTTGACCGGGCGCCGCGCCATCGGCGTGGAGCTCAACGAAGAGTACGCCGAAGAAGCGGCCGAATGGCTCGAGCGCACCGAGCTAGACGAGCGGTATCTGACGACGCGGACAAAACGCGGAAAGCAAGCCGCGTTCGACATGGAGCAGCCTGCGTGATCAAGACACCGAGCGTCGGCGGCCAAGACGAAGAAGACGAACAAAGATCATGCGCGCCACCCGGATGTTGATCGACAGGTTGCCCTACCGCGTGGACGGCCGGATTTAGATCGTAAGAAAACGTCGAAACGTCCGATTTTACTGAGGAAATATGCGCTATAATGGTGGGAACGAATCGGGCGAAGGGGTCGCGGAAACGACCCCCAGCCCTGAGCAAGACCCGGTTGATAAGGACAACCAGGAGATGCCTACCAGCAAGCGTACTACATCGCCCGCGTTCCAGTTCTATCCGAAAGACTTCCTGAGTTCATCGCGTGTGCAGCGGATGTCGCTGACCGAGATCGGCGCGTACATCGTCCTGTTGTCGCATAACTGGCTGGCGGGCAGCATTCCGAGCGACACCGCCGAGATCGCCAAGATCGTCAAGGTGCCCGCTCCACGTTTCGCCAAGATGTGGCGCGGTGCGCTGTCGGAGTGTTTCACGAAGCGCGGCACCGTCCTGACGAACGAACGGCTCGACCGTGAGCGGAAGAAACAGATCGCGTTCCGCGAGAAGCAAGCGGAGTTCGGGAAGCGCGGTGGACGAAGGGTAGCCTTGACTGACCCTACCTCAACCCTTAAGGGTCAACAAAGCCCGCGTGAGCCTAGCCATTATGGAGAGTGCAAACCGGAGACAGGTTCTTTAGATAAAAAAGAAGAACGTCTCGATCTTGCGCTTGAGCGGTTTCAGCAAGCCTACCCAGCGGCACGCCGGAAGGGCGGCTACATCGTGACGACCGCGTTCTTCGACGCGGCCGTGCGCGCTGGCGGGAGTGCGGTGCTGATGGCCGCGCTCGAGAACCACAAAGCCTCTGAGCAGTGGTCGAATCCTCGCCTGATTCCGGGCATGGACGTCTGGTTGAGCGAAGAACGCTGGCGGCAGGAATTACCAGCGGCCGGCGCGGCGAGCGCGAGCAGCGCCAATCCCAAGACGGCCGGGAACATCGCGGCCCTGAATCGCTTCATCGAACGCGGGAGGCCCGCATGATTCTCGAAGATCGCCAGTCCTTTGCCGAAGGCATGTTCATGTTGGGCGAGACGTTCAACGAGCCAATCTCCGACACGAAGGTCGAAGCGTATTTCCAAGCCTTGCTCACCTACGACATCGGGGATGTCCTGATGGCGATCCAAGGCGCGCTCCGTAACTGCAAGTTCTTTCCGCGTCCCGTCGAACTCCGCGAGTTGATCGACGGCAGCGCGGAGGATGCCGCGGAGAAGGCGTGGGGGGCTGTCCTGGGTGAAGTTCGGCGCGTCGGCTACATCGGCACGCCTCGGCTCGATGCGCGCACCCTGCGGGCGGTGGACGAGCTCTGGGGCGGCTGGCGGCGGCTGTGCGAGACGTTGCCGAAGGAGGGCCCGGAGCTCGTCGGCTGGATCAAGCAATTCAAAAACACCTACGCCGGGGTGGAGCGTGCGGCCGAGCGACAGTTGACGGCGGCGACGGTCCATCCACAGGTGCTCGCGTTCATCAAGGGCGAGCGGAAGCGGATCGGGTGATGGCGAAGCGTAAGCGTCGAAAGCCGGTGGAGCGCGGTCCGGCGTTCGTGCCGTGCGGCCAATGCTCAAACGGCTGGATCACGCGCATTCTCTACGACGGGCATCCGGCCGCTGTGCGGTGTTGGTGTTGGGTGAGTCATCAGCAGACGTTAGCAAAGCGGGTGATCGCCTGATGCCTACTCAGCGAACAGGACGAAGAAGAGACAAGAGCTTATGCGCGAAGGCGCATCCGGCTGTGGATCGCGGCGTTTCCGTACCGCGTCCACGGTCTGAAAGCCACGCGTGAGTGGCGCTTACGGAGGGAGAAGGCTACGCCGCGGTTCCGGTTGGTTTACCTGCTCCGTGCGTCGGCGCGTTGCACGAACGGGCGAGGCTCTGGTTTGTGGGTCACGCCACGAGCGACGGACGCGAAACAGGGCAGCAACAAAACAGGCCGGTCATCGGCGGCGCAGAGCGCAAAGGCCGGCTGGAACAATCAAGAGCTCGCCAGGCTGGCGACGTGGCCGACGCCACGCGCCGAGGATTCAGAATCGACCGGAGCGCATCGTGGCACGCCGGACACGCTGACCAGCGCGAGCCGGCTGGCAGCGTGGAGCACGCCTCGGGCGAACAAGTGTGGATTCCCAGACGCGCACGGCAGCCACGAAGCACCAGCGCATTGGCACACGCCGGTGGTGAGGGATTACCGGAACAGCGGCGGCGACGGGACGAATCCGAGGGACTTGCCGCGGCAAGTTTCTGGAGTGATTGCGACTGGCTCGCCTGCGTCGACGGAAAGGTCCGGCCAGTTGAACCCGGCACATTCCCGTTGGCTCATGGGCTACCCGCCCGCGTGGGACGATTGCGCGGTTACGGCAATGCCATCGTCCCGCAAGTCGCCGCGGAAGTGATCGCCGCCTACATGGAGATTTGCGAATGAGCACGACTCCGAAAGAAGCGATGGAATCAACTCGGACGGATGACGCGGTAGCCCGCTGCTTACCGAACCAGGTAGAGCCGCCCATTCGCGAATCTTCTTCTTCTGATCATTCTTCTTCTGATCTCACCAGCGTGAGAGAGACCGCACCGACGACAGGTGAACCGATGAGCGATCTACCCGCACGAGCGTCCGCTTGGTTGAACAAGCGCAAGTCAACGCTTCCCGTGACGGGGTTCGTGACCGTTCAGGAAGGCGAACGGTTGATCCGCGAGCTTCTCGATCTCATCAAGGAGCAGGCCCAGCAGATCGCCACGAAGGGCTGGCAGCCGATCTCGACGGCGCCGAAGGATGGGACGGTTATTGTGGCGTGGGGACGCGGCGATGGTCCAGGCTCTCAGCAGTGGGTCGAAAAGGTCTGCTATTGGGAAGCCCCGCCTGGGTTGCAATCGTGCTGGACGTTCGACGTGGACGGCTGTAAATGCGAGCCCGAAGGCTGGATGCCCCTCCCCTCTCCACCCGTAGCTGACGAAGGGATCACCACATGAGTGAGCAGACCAAATGCGATGTCTGTGGCGCGAAGGCTGACGGCTGCATTGGGACACGCTGGCTGTGTCGCACTTGTTTCTGGAAGATTGCGAGGTTGGGACGATGACGTCCTCCTGTGCGACCTGTACCGCCTTACAGCAGCTCATTGGCGAGATGCGCGACTGCGCGGCGGCATGGATAGCCGACACCGATACGCTACACGCTCGTGGCCTTGGGCGGTGCGTGAATACGTGGTGCGACCGGCTGGGAAGTTTCATCGCGCGTGGTCAGGAAGTGCCCGCCAGCGGGGCGACAGGATCTATCGCAGCCACCAACGAGACGGCTGCCAGCGTCTTTGGGGCAATGCAAACCGGCTTCATTCCGAAGCGTGCGTGCGAAGGCGCGGCAACGATCGATGACGGCGATATGCGCGAGTGCCCGCACCAAGATTGCCGCGTCCGCGTGGCCCACGACCTCGTAGACCACTCGTTCTTTGGATTCAAGGCAAGCTGCCCGATGAAGAAGGGAAGATCCGGCACAGGCGATGGGAACCAGCCACCCAGCAACTCCGCGGTAGATCCCCAAACTGATCGAACATCAAGCGGTTCCACGCGCGATCCTGGATCGTGTCCTTCTTGCGTTTCTCTTCAATCAGCGAAGGAGATCGCCGAACGAGAGCGGGACGACTGGAAGAAAGAAAATGGCCGAATATCGCTACTTTATGCCAGCCAAGAACATCGCCTAAGGGAAGCCGAACGTGCACTCGCGTCTCTCAAAGAAGCACTGAAATGCTTGGATGACGACAGGGTGATGGCCGTGGCTGTCGAGGCTCAGGCGCATTACGACTGCACCGCTGCCGTGTTGAAGGTTATCGCCGGCGCGTCTGTTTCTCTCCCGACAGGACCGGAGGATCCCGCCAAGTGAAGGCGCATGTCATCGGATGCACAAAGGCGCTGAGCGTCCCGGTAGACCTCTGCGAGTGTGGAGGGCGAACCGTGGTGAGGGATGGCGACCTGAAGGCCCGAGCGGAGCAGCTACTGGAAGGCTCCGACAATGCGTTCGTGGTGGGTGCTCCGCCTGTCCTACGTGAGCTTCTCGATCTCGTCTCTGGCCTGTTCATCCTTCACAGTTGCGACAACAGGCCATGCGTGAATCCGGCGCACCTGCGAGCAGGAACACCGAAAGACAACGCGCACGACGCGATGGTGCGCGATCGGGTGCTCTTCGGGGAACGAAACGAGAGCGCCAAGCTAACCGAGGCGCAAGTACTGGAAATGCGCGAGTTACGACAAGCCGGCTGGAAGAGTCCGAAACTCGCGAAACGATTCGGCGTTGCTCAGGGGATCGTTCTTCAAATCTGCAAGGGCAATCTTTGGCGCCGTTCGGCGGGGCCGCTCCAACCGCTAGTAACACCACCTAAGCCTCCCGTCACCGAGAAGGCGTGTACGGCGTGCGGTGTCGTCAAGCCGCTTGCCGGGTTTCACTCAGGTCGCAATGCCTGTCGTAAATGCCGCAACGCAATGCGAACCAATCTTGCGGCGAAAGCGAAAGCGGAAGGCCGGTGACACCAGAGGACGCGCGCCAGCTCCTCGATGATGCCGAGCGCGAGGTGGAGAAGCGCACGAACGCCCCGAAGTTCCCCTGCCCGAAGTGCGGCGAGTGGTCGAGCCTGGTGAAAGACGGCCGCCCGGCGATGGACGGCTATCGTCGGAAGCGGCGGTGCGCCAGTTGCGGTCACGGCTTCTTCACGATGGAAAAAATCTCGCACGTCGCCTAGCGCCCCAACATCTAGGGGTGCAATTCGCCCGCTGAGGTCCACACTGACCTTGGCTCAACCTCACCATTTTATTCGACATGGCATCCGCCGCCCCGGTCACTCCGTTTGGCGAGTACGCCAGTAAGCCTTCGGTGCGGGATCTCGTGCGCCGCATTCAGGGTGAACTGCGCGATGGCGCATTGACGCCAGACCTCGCCCGCGAATCACTCGTCACGCTCACGGCCCTGATCGGCAACGTGAACGACGAACTGCGGATGGCCGACCACGCCTTCAAGGTGGTGCTCCTGCGGTGCCTGGATGTCCACAGCAAGGCGAACCGAGCACGGATCGAAGCGGAGGTCAGCCCCGAGTATCAACGCGCGAGAGAGGCGAAGGATACGGGCACGCTGGTGCAGGAAATGATTCGGAGCTGCCGCGCCTACCTGCGAAGTCTCGATGAGGAAATGAGGTTGCAACGATGACGACGTATCGCGGCCGTCCGGTTGTGTCCCGGTGGCTCAATCGCGCGCGTTTCGGGATGTGGTTGCTGGGCGAGACGCATCACGACTGTCCTCCCGTGTCGTCGCTGAGTTGGGCGAAGCCTCGCGGCGTGTGGCTGCGTCTACCTGAATGCAAGGCGCGGAATAGCTGGCGGTGGCTGTGCGCGAGGTTTAGCGCGAGCGGCCCTGTGTATGTGCTGCGCTGGACGCTTCCGGTATGGCGATCGAGCTAATGGCCGCATGAGCGAACACCAGCGCCTGGTCCGCCTCGCCAGCCAAGAACCCGACCTCCCGGCTGAGGAAATCTGCCGCCAGATCGAAACCAATCTCGCGGTGATTCGTCGCCAGCGTCGTCCAGATGCTGTCACCGACGAATATCGCAGCGCCGGGAGCAGCCTGAACACCATCCACCGCTTGCCATATTGGTTAACTCGATGACCTATAAGCACGGCCTTGCCGTAGCCTGCGCTGGCAGCATCCTCGGGCTCGTCCTCGCGGCGCCCATTGCCGCCACGCGTCCGCTGCCAGCCCCCATGATCGATCGCGTCGAGGTGCCCTCAGCCGATCGCCTCGATACCGGCGCCTCCTGCATCTACACCTGGAACGGCGATCTCTACGAATGGACCCGCGCTGATCTGGGGATCACGCTGCGGCAGGCCTGCCCGGATCGCAAGACGGCGAGAGCCCGCTGGGAACTCTCGCAGCATGGGCCGCAGGTGGTGCCGGAATGACGCTGTTGCAGGTCGTCACCATCGCGTGTGCGCTGCCAGTCGGGTTGTATCTCGGCACGCTGCTGTATTTCCTCACGGTGGAGCGGCTCAGGGCCTTCGCGGAGTGGCGAACAGCAAAGTACTGATGGCTGCTGCGAAGGGCACACGTCCACCGAACGCCGGCAAGGGCCGCAAGGCTGGCGTGCCGAACAAGGTTACCGCCAGCGCCCGAGAAGCGTTCGCGTTGGCGTTTGATGAGTCGGGCGGGTTCGCGGAATTGACGGCCTGGGCGAAGGTGAACCGCACCGAATTTTACAAGCTCTACGCGCGCCTGATTCCAGTGGAGCACGTTGGGTCCGGTGGCGAGGGACCGATTGCCACCATCGTGAAGCACATCTATGAGCAGTAGCGCCGCCGCTGAGCGCGTGGTGGAGATGCGCTGGAAGGGGCCGATTGGCGCCTTTATGCGCGACACGACCGGTGAGATCGACCTTGAGGGCGCGCTGTCGTCGGGGAAGACCACGGCCTGCCTCTGGAAGGAGTTCAACGCCTACCAGGAGATGCCCGGTATTCACGGGTGGCTGGGTCGCTTTGGTGATGGCGAGACGCAAACGAAGGTGCGCCCGGCCTTCGAGCAGGTGTGTCAGGAAGCCGGCGCGATCCCGCGGTGGAATGCCAAGGAGCTGTCCTACGACTTCGACAACGGCTCGAAGTGCTACGCCTACGGACTTAAGAGCCCTGACGCCCTCAGCCGCTACTCGAAGATGCGCGGCATGGGCGTCTCACGCATCTACAACGACCAGACCGAGGAACTACCGGAGGATTTCAGTCTCGAGCTCAGGCTACGTCTGCGGCAACCCGGCTTCCCGCATCAGTTGATTTTCAGCCCGAACCCGCCGAACGTCACGCACTGGCTGGCGCAGCAGTTCCCGGCTGATAACCGCATCCCTGGGCGGAAGTACTACGCGATCAGCATCCACGATAACGCGCACAACCTGCCGACCGAGCTTCTAAACGCCGCGCTGCTCGCCTACCCAGACTCCCACGCCAAGCACCGCAGCGTGATTCTTGGACTGCGCGGCATGAACGTGACAGGCGAGCCGGTCTACAAGGGTGCGTTCGTGCGGGCGATTCATGAAGTGCCGCTCGAGTTCACGGCGGCGCTGCCGCTGTACGTGGCGCTGGACTTCGGCAAGCACCATCCCTGCCTGATTGCCAAACAGGTGAGCCCGCTGGGGCAGGCGCGGTTCTTAGGCGGCATCCTGGGGCAGCAGCTCTATCTCGATGATTTCCTCGCCATTGGGCAACAGAAGCTCGCGGAGTGGTTCCCGCATGCGGAGATCGTCTGGTGCTGTGACCCGGCTGGCGCGAGCGACACCAGCCACGGCACATCCGGCGCCGTCAAGATTCTCCACGACAACGGCATCTACCCGCGCCATCGGCCTGATAGCAACTCCCCGGCTGTGCGGTTGGCGATGGTGGAGCGCATGGCCTCTCAGATGCGCCGCCGCGCGGCTGACCGTTCAGAAGCGTTCGCCGTCAATGCCGACCCTGAGAAGTGGATCACTGTCTCGGAGAAGGCCACCGTACCGGATCGGTTCCTCGCGGATGGCTTCGAGGCTGGCTACGTGTGGGACGAGCACATGGTGAGCGTGGGCAATAAGCAGGTGCGGAAACCCAAGAAGGACGGCTGGTATGAGCACGGCCAGAACTGCTCGGAGTATCTGGAGTTGAACTTTGGGAGCGGGCCACTACCTGAGCCTGAGCCGGAGTCTCAGCCTTACATCCCAAGGAGTACGTGGGGTTGAACGAAGGCTGCCCAAAGTGTCTCCGTGGCGTTCCTGGCATCTTTTCAGATCCTATGTTCGCGTGTGATGTGTGCAACGGGACGGGAATACCAGGATTCCCTGACTGCCAAACATGTGGGATGGCATTGTGGCTCGGCGGTAGCGAACCGATGTGCGTGAATGCGGAGTGCGAAGGCAGCCGCGGCAACAAAGCGCCCAAGGTGGCACCGTGAACACCTTCCGCCCGTTCAAGCCGGTGTTGCGCCGCGTGCCCTCTCCCGTGCAGGACTTCCGGCCCAGCGTGAGCAGTGGCCTGATCGTCCCTGATGACGTCTCCCGCGAGCGACAAGTCTGGACCCGCGATGAGTGGCGGCTACTCGAGCGCACGACCGCGATGCTGCACGGGCACGGCGTGACGCTGCTGCTGCAATGCCAGCGCGAGGAGTGCCAGGAGGTGCCGCTCGAGCCGATGCGGTTGCGGGATGGCTCGTTTCGGTTGCGGTGCGCCCACATGGACCGCGAGATGGTGAAAGCGTTCTAAATGGCAGACATCCTCGACGACCTGATCGCCCGCCACGAATACCACACCACGAGCTGGCAGCCAGCACGGGATGAGGGCGCGATCGATATGCGCTATGTCGCGGGCAATCCATGGGATCCCGAAGACAAGACGCAGCGCACGGGCCGCCCGACCATCGCCCCCGAAGAGATGGGCCAGTACTTCAACCAGGTCATCAACCAGCTCTGGGCGAATCCCCGCGGGATGAAGTTCGCCCCGCGTGGCGGTGGTGCGTCGGAAGCGGGGGCGCGGTTCTACCAGAACAAGGCGCGGGAAATCGAGTACCGCTCGCACGCCAAAGTGGCCTACATCACGGCGGCAGCCGATGCGATCCAGCGCAGCTACGGGTTTGTGCGGGTGACGGCGAGGTATGCCAGCCCGAGGAGTGGCAATCAGGAGCTGTGGATCGAAGCCTGCCCGAATCCCGACATGGTGAGCCCGGACCCGGATGCGAAGTCGCCGGATTCCTCCGACATGCAGGACTGCTTTGTCGAGGAATGGCGGCTCGAGGACGAGTTCAAGCGACAGTTTCCGACGGCGAAGGTGGTGAACTTCGGGGATCGGTCGCCGCAACAGTCGAAGTGGGCGGCGGGCTCAAAGGTGCGGATTGCGGAGTATTGGACGATTCGCACGCGGCCGCGGATGTTGCTGCTCGTGCAGCCGCCGACGCCTGTGGGACCACCTCAACAGCCCACGCGCCAGATTGCGCCGAGTCCGACCCCGCTGCCGGTGCCGATTCAGGTGTTTGAGGACGAGATCCCCATCGGCGGGAAGGTCATCCGCGAGATCCGCGAAGTCGAGTACCCCACGGTGAAGATGTATCTGACCAACGGGCTGGAGATTCTGCACGAGGAGATCTGGCCTGGGAAGTACATCCCGATCGTGAGCTGCTACGGCAAGGTGCTGTACGTGCCCGAGGGCGGAGAAACGAAGCGCAAGCTGATGTCGATGACGCGGTTCGGTCGGGCGCCGTGGAAGGCGATGTGCTACGCCGATTCCAGCATCTGTGAAGTGACCAGCTCGGTGGTCAAGGGCGCGTTCATGGTGCCCAAGGGCACGTTTCCCGGCAAGTTGGGCGAGGCGGTGCAGGAGGCGATGCACCAGCCGAAGGCGTTCCTGGAGTTCGATGACGACCCCGGCAAGACCGGGAACAAGAACGGCCCCCCGCAGCGGCCGGATTTCCCGGCTGGTCAGCATCTCCAAGCCCTGCTGCTCGTCAGCGAGCGGTTCCGGCGCGGGATTCAGAGCGCGATGGCGTCGAATTTCCTCCCCTCGCAGGCGCAGCGGAGCAATGAAAAAAGCGGCGTGGCGCTCGACGCGATCAAGCAGTCAGCGGCGACTGGAACCTTTCACTTTGTCAACAACTACGAGGACATGATCCGCCAGGTCGCGGTGATTACCGAAGATCTGATCGACAAGTACTACGACTACGGCGGCGAAACAGCGGTCATGGAAGCGGACGGCACCGCGCAGACGGTGCAGATCAACGGGCAGGGGCCGGACGCCATCTCCACGAAGGGCGATTACCTCGTGACGGTGAGCACGGGGCCGAGTTCGGACAGCGAGCACGAGGTAGTGCAGGAGTTCACGAAGCAGTTAGCGGGCAATATTGAGAAAGTGGCCGCGATCACCGGGCCGAAGCCTGCGGCGGCGGTTTTGGCGCGGTCGATTCGGCTGATGAACGGCGGGCCAGAGATGGACGCGCTCGCGGACATCATCGAGCCGCCCGAGTTCAAGAAAAAGGACGACGGCGAGCAGCCCGATCCCGAGGTGATGGCGCTCCAGGGCCAGTTGCAGCAGGCACAACAACAGCTCCAGCAGGCGGGGCAGATCATCCAGACCGAGCAGATGAAGGTCGAGGGCCAGAAGGCGCTGGAAGCCATGAAACTGGACGGCGCGCAGCGGCTGAAGGTGATGGATCTGGAGTTCCAGAAACTCAAACTCGATGTGGAGTCCGAAACGAAGCTGTCCGTCGCCGCGCTCGGGGCCAAGGTTGATCGGATGGTGCTCTTGATCGAGCAGCAGATGCGACTGGCGGATCATCTGCACGAACAGCGCGAAGGCGCGGCGGATCGCGCGCACGAACTTGGATTGAGCATCGCGGATTCGCAGCATGAAGCGCTGATGGCGGATCGCGGGCACGAGCAGGGCATGGAGCAGGGCGAGCAAGGGCACCGGCAGGCACTTGAAGCGCAGGACCGGGCCGCGATGCAGTCGGAGGCGGGTGTATGACTGAGCGCCTCGCGTTTCATCCAAAGGCGTTTGCGTTCGTCTGGGATATGACGCCAATGACGCCAGCCGAGCACGTTGACGCCTTTCGGAACATGCTTGATCGATGGGAGCGCGACAAAGAAGCGATGGCGCGCAAAGTCATCATGTGCTCATGTCAGGACTGGCAACGGTGTCAGCATCCATGGCCGCAAATGGTGCCAGCCATGCAGCCGCAGGAGGCGCATCGATGACGCCGTTCTGGCTGGGCGTGCTGGTGGGGTCGAGTGGTCTGGCGGCGCTGCTGATCGTCGTGTGTGGGTCATTGCTCGCGGGGGCGCGGTGGGCGAGCCGATGAGTGACGCTGAACTACTGGCACGCGCTAAAGCCGCAGAACCCACAATAGGCGACACGATCACGGTCAGATTGCCGCACGCGCTGAAGTCGCGTGAACCACTGCGCCCTTCGTTGCCGACCGTGCTTGATGACATCTGGCGTCGGCGCCATACCGGGCCGGTGACCTTCCACTTTTCATCTGGGCGACCGATCAAGGTGGATTTTCCGCAGGAACCGATGACGATTCGGCTTGACACGGAGCGGCGAGAAGCGCAGAGTTATGAGGCGACGGTAGAATCGCGCTGATTCGACCGCGAAACAATTAAATAGGTTTGACGGCGGCCGCGCATCGAGCGCGCACCCGCACAAGGCCCGACTTTGGAGCAGATGTCTCCGAGGCCGGGCTTTTTTGCGTTTAGGAGCGTTTTTGGAGACACCGACCGCCATCGAGACGCCGGCCGCACCCGTTGCGGCGCCGACTCCTGCCCCTGCGACCGTCAGCGCCTCCCTGGATGCGGTCGGCAAGGGCGATTTCTCGGCGTTCCACGACTCCGAAGCCGCCGCGCGCCGCGGTGCCCCGAAACCGAGCGTCGAAGCGAAGATTGAGACGCCCGCTGCCCCCGTCACGGAGTCGCAAGCAGCCACCACGACCCCTACGACCGAGGCGCGGGCGATCTCCAAGCGTCAGCAAGAGACGAACGAGCGGATTCGTCAGGCCGTCGAGCGTGCGACCGAAACGCTCCGGCGCGAAAACGAGCAGCTACGCCGTGGACCGACGCCAGCGCAGCCCCAGGCCCAGCCCGCGCAGCGTGAACCCGAGTGGAAGCGATACGCGGCGATGCCGGACGCCCCCAAGCTCGCGGAGTTCGACTCCGTCGAGGATCACGCCGCCGCGATGGCCCTGTTTGTGGCCGATACACGCCACGCCGAGCGCACGGCGCACGAATCCTCGCGCACCGTCTCTGAGCAACTCACCGTCGCCCAGCAGGCGCGGGTTGAAGCGTTCGGCGCCCAGCTTGAAGCCGCCAAGACGGCGGATCCGACCTTTGTTGAAGCTCTGACCCCGGAAGTGCGCGCGCTGAAACCGTTCAGTGCCTTGCAGCCTGGGGAAGCGGGCGGCCCCGCCAACGTGGTCGCTGAGCAGATTTTCGATTCTCCTGTCGCCCCGCAGGTCTTGCGTCATCTCTCGACGCATCCCGAGGCACTGACGCGGCTCACCACGACGCCCGCGTCGATTCTGGCCCTGCCACCCGCGGCACAGGCCAAAGCGCACATCCAGTGGATCGTGCGCGAGTTCGGCAAGCTCGAAGCGCAATTTGAAACCGCCGAGGAGCCCGCAGTTCCAGACGCATCCGCGCGTCCTGTTGTGGATCCCCCGGCCTCACCCATTTCAGCGGCCCCGCCGCCGCTGCCCACGATTTCCCGTGCCGGACAAAGCGTTGACGCGAAAGCGGCGGCGCTCGCGAAAGGCGATTTCGCCGCCTTCTCGCAGTTGGAACGGGCCGACCGTGCGGCGAAGCGGCGATCCGCCTAACCACATGACTGGAGTAGCCACACATGGCTAACGTTTTCAATAACGTCCAGACCAAAGCGAGCTGGGTGGCCATGAAGGGCCTCGACCTGCTCGTGAACGGTCTGCACGTCGCCCCGTATTTCGATACGAGCTACAGCGGCGAGTACGCGCAGAAGTTCGCGATCGGTCGCACCCTCACGATCCCGCTCTCGCAGCGCATCCGTCCGCGCACGGACATGACCTACAACCCCGGCGCGATGGATCGGCCGACCACCACCCTGCCGATCGACCAGGTGCGCGGCTACGACCTGGAGTGGGAATCGATCGAAAAGGCGCTCGACATGGAGCGCGGCGAGGCGCGCGTCGAGGAGCTCTACCTGAAGCCGGCCGTCGCGTATCTGCGGCAGGAAGTGGACAAGTACTGCGCGCAGTTCGCGGCCCAGAACGCCAACATGGTGGTCGGAGCGCTCGGCACCAACGCGAGCACGCTGGATGCTACCTCGGCGGCGGCCAAGCAGGCGCTCGAGCAGATGGGCGGGATGCCGGATGACGGCGACGTCGCCGCGTGTCTCCCCCCGGCCGTGTTGCGGGCGATTAAGACCAGCAACATCGGGTATTTCAACCCGCAGACGGATCTCGCCAAGACCTGGCGCAGCGGCAACATCGGCACCGCGGACGGGATGGACTTCTATTCGTCCAACTCGCTCTACAAGCACACCGCGGGCACCTGGGCCAGCACCGTCTCGATGAGCGGCGCGAACCAGAGCGGATCGTCCATCCTGGTGAGCTGCACCAGCGGCGACACGTTCAAGCAGGGCGACAAGTTCACCATCGCGGCGGTGAACGAGGTCAACCTGATGTCGCGCATCACGACCACGACAGCGGCGGCCGGCACGAAGTATTTCACCGTGACCGCCGACGTGACGGCGACGGCCTCGACGGCGACGATCCCCATCTATCCGCCGATCTACGGCCCGACGTCGAACTACCAGAACGTCGATGCCCTGCCGGCGAACTCGGCGGCGCTCACGCTCTGGACCGGCACGACCTCACCGAACGGCAAGAGCGGCAAACTCGGGCTCGTGATCGCCCCTGGCGCGTTCCTGCTGGCGGCGGTGAAGCTCGAGGAGCCGACCGCGGTGGAAATCTGCAAGCAGTATCAGGATCCCAAGACGGGGATCGCGCTGCGGTTTATTCGGCAGTGGGACAACATCCAGAGCCGGATGACGAATCGGTTTGACATGACGTTCGGATGCGGTGTGGGGCTGGCTGAGCAGTCCAGCGTCGTCATCGCGTGCGCGTAAAGGAGATGACCATGAAGCGAATCAATCTGCCTCTCGTCGGGCTTCTGGCGTTTCTCCTCGTGTGGAGCGGCGCCCCTCTCTCGGCGGCGATCACGCCGGGCGGCTTGCTCAGCAACACCACCCTCAGTGTCGCCATCAACAGCACGCAGACCACGCTGGTGTTGGCGTCGGCGTCCGCGAGTTCGGGATCGACATTCGGGGCACCGGCCGCGGGCCAGTGTCTCTACATCGATTACGAAATGATGCGGATCGTGTCCATCGCCAGCACCACGGCGACGGTGCAGCGAGGGACGGCGCGGCGCAGCTCGCACGCGGCCAGCGCGGTGATCCTGACCGGACCCTGTAACGGCTCACAGGGCGGGTTCATGCGGGCGGATCCGCCGAATATCGGAGGAAACCAGGATTGCACGCTCTACGTGTTGCCGTGGGTGAATCAGCTCACGGGTGACTCGTGGTGGTGCGATCTGGTGAGCGCGACGAGCGGCACATGGAGCGTCACCAACACCGTCCAGAACAACGGCACGGCGGGCAGTCGGCGGGTCGCGCAGTAATCGCGGGAGGGCTGCTGGCGGTGACGCTGGCGGCCCTCTCGTGGCACTCCAGCGCCGCGTTCACGTCTGAACGGGCGCTGTGGGCGCAGGCGCAGCGGGTCGCGCCGACATTGCCAGATCCGTGGATTCACGGGGCGATGGCAGTCTTAAACGCCGGCGATCCGCGCGAGGCGGGGCGCTGGCGCGAGGCTGAACAGTTACTCGATCGGGCGCGGTCAGTCGTCTCATCACAGTCCTTCACGGAGCAGCAATGGGCCAGGGATGCGATCAAGGCCACGACGGCGGTGATTCGCATGCGTCAGGGGCGACTCCTCGAGGCGTCGGCGCTGATGCAGGACGCGAAGCCGGACACGGCGCGGGGGCGACTCTGCGCGCACTTCCGCTCGGTGTGTGCCTTGGCGGCCTCGTCGGGCTCGTGATGCTGGCGACTCTGCGGATCTGGACGATGCCGTTTGTCTACGACGATGCGGAGTGGATGGCGCAAAGCGCGGCTCAGTGGTCGGTCGGGGCCGTGCCGTTTCGATTCGCGCAGTGGCTGGGGGATGGTCTGCCGCGGGCCGCACATGCGGTCGTGCTCGGGCTCCATCTCATAAACGGCCTCCTGCTGTGGGTGGTCTCGCGGCGGTGGCTTTCCGAGACTGGGGCGCTGCTGGCGCTGACGCTGTTCTGGCTCCATCCCTTGCCGTTACAGGCGGTGTTCTACGTCACGGGCGGTCGCGAGGTGTGGCTGACGACGCTGACGCTGCTGGCGGTGCTCGGTGGCCTTCACGGCGGGGTCTTGGGCTGGACGCTCGGGATCAGTGCGTGGCTCTCGGCGGTCGGCGTAAAGACCAGCGCGCTGCCGGTGCTGTTGGCGGTGCCGTTCGTCTGGGCGTGCGCGCGGGGCTACGGGCGACTGCTCGCGGTGCTGCTGGTGTGCGTGGGGCTCTCGACGACGGGGCCGTGGGCGCTGTCTAGCGAGGCGGTACGGACGTGGGCGGTGAGCCTGACGCGCTATCTCGGATTTGTGGCGTGGCCGGACGGGTTCTCCATCGTGCATGACTGGCGGGTCGTGTCGCCGGCTATCGGCGGGGTGGCGCTGGCGGGGCTCCTTTGGCTTGGCGTCGTCGCGTGGTCGCGGTCGCGCGCGGCGTGGTGGGCGTGGCTCTGGGTGGTGGCGCTGACGTGCCCGCGGGCGCTGGTGAGCGGCCCCACGTTGACGGAAGCCCAGATGTATCTGCCCCTCGTCGCGGTGTGGATCGCGATCGGGTTGGCGGTGGACGGTTTCAAGGAAAAGAGAGTGTATGGCTGAAGCAGGTAAAGCGTTCGATCTGATGAATCCCCCGGTATCGATCTCGGGTGGGGCGACAGGCTTTCAGGAATATCCGAAGCATCTGCGCCAGGCGGATGGCTCGATCGTGGTCGTGACGTCCCGCGAGGACGAGGCGGCGCACACGCCAGCGCCGGCCGCCGAAGAGCCAGTGAAGCGCGGCCCCGGTCGGCCTCGCACTGACGCGGCCTGATGTCGATTACCGCCCAGGATCTCATACGGCTCGCGCTGCTCGAGATCCGCGTGGCGCGATCGGGCGACGTCGTGAGCCCGAACCTCAACGCAGACGCGTTGCTGGTGCTCAATGAGTATCTTGATCGGCTCAACGTCACGCCGCGGGCACTGTACGACACGACACAGACCACGTTCACGCTCACGCCGAGTCTACAACCGCACACGATCGGCCTGACGGCGAATAGCCCAACCTTCAGCGTCTCGATCAACCGGCCAGCGCGCATCATCAGCGCCAATATCGTCTTGTCGGGGAATATCCGCGTCCCGGTGAACATCCTAAACGAACAGGGATGGGACGCAATCACGGCGGGCGCGGCGGCGGGGCAGAGCGTCACGATCACGAGTTCCATCCCGACGGATCTGTTCTACAAGCCGACGTGGCCGAACGGCTCGATCTATCTCTGGCCGGTGCCGACCGCTAACAAGCTCGAGTTGCGTTTCGAGACGTTGCTCGCCTCGCTCGCGCTGACAGACACGTTCACCTTGCCGATGGGCTATCAGCAGGCGCTGCGGTTGACGCTCGCGGAGCTTCTTGCGCCGATGTGCGGGCAAGAGGTGTCCGCGGACACGAAGCGCGCGGCTCGAGACGCGCGCGAAGCGGTCTGGGGCACCAACGACGTCAGCCTTGATGCGATGCCGGATGTGGGCATGGCGGCCACGGGTCGCGGGGGCGGCTGGAACTACAAAACAGGACAGATCGGAGCCTCCCAATGATAGCGAATCCGCAATATACGGCCGGTGTGGCGATTACCAAGAGCGACACCGTGGACTTTACGAGCGTCGGCGGTGCGAACGAGCTGCTGTGCGATGCGATCTACGTCGGCGGGGCGGGCGTCGTGGTGGTGGCGTTTCAGGACAACTCCACGGCGTCGTTTACCTGCATCGCGGGGCAGATTCTGCCCGTGAAGGCGCGGCGGGTGAACAGCACGAACACCACCGCCACGCTGATGGTCGCGCTGTACGACCTCTGATTCATGCCGATTCAGCGAACCGAAAGCGGGACGTTTGCGGCTGGTGGGCCGGTGAAGAGATACCGCATGAAATCTGCGGGTGGACGACTTCAACTCGCTCACAGGTTGCGCGCGGAATCCGCACTCGGCAAGCCGTTGCCGCACAAGGCCGAAGTGCATCACGCCGATGGCAGCAAGCGCGACGACGCACCGCTCGTGATTTGTCAGGACCACGCTTATCACCGCCTGCTACATCTGCGAACGCGCGTACTCAGGGCTGGCGGCGATCCGAACACTGAGCGCATTTGTAACGGGTGCAAGCAGATCAAGCCGCTTGATGCGTTTACTCCTGCCGCCGCGGCGCGCGGCGATTGGCAGTGTCGCGCGTGTCCTACGAAACAGGCTCGTCAATTACTACGTCGGAAGGTGGCGGCGTAAAGTGGCCAAATGGCCTGCTTTTATCGGGGGGAGTTATCCGGCGACGGCCTGGAGTGCCGACGTCGAAGATACCCTCAATTTGTACGTCGAAAAGATGGAAGTGCGCGGCGGGAAGAATCCTGACGGGATGCTGCTCCCCACGCCTGGGTTTACCAGTTGGGCCACGTCCTCATTGGTCGGCAGTCGCGGTGCGCTCTATTGCGAAGGGCGGCTGTTCTGGGTGATGGGCACGGCGCTGCTCGAAATCAGCAGCACGGGCACGATCACGAACCGCGGGACCATCGCGTCGGACGGGAACCCCGCGCAGTTGGCCTATAACGGCATCGTCGGCGGCCATCTCGGGATTTGTTCCGGGGGCAACGTCTACAACTTCGTCCTGAGCAGTAATTCGCTCAGCTCGGCGCTGTTGACGGGCGGCTATACCCATCTCAGTGTCGCGCACGGCTACGGGCTGGCGTTCAATCCGACGACCGGCAAGGTCAATCTCTCGAATCTGAACAGCATGGCGACGTGGAGCGCGTCGAACTTCTTCCGCCGCTCGCTGTTTTCTGATCCGTGGCAGGCGATGTTCGTGGATCAGAACGCGCTGATATGGCTCCCTGGCACGGAGACGTTTGAAGTCTGGTACGACACCGGATCAGGGACGCAGCCGTGGGCGCCGCTCTCTGGTTTGATTGGTCGGTACGGCATCCGCGCGCCGTTTGCCTACGGCATCAGCGGGCTGGGCCTGACCTGGCTGGCGAGCACGGGCGAAGGCGGGACGGATGTGGTGCGGACCACTGGATCGATCCCGAAAGTCGTGAGCACGTTTCCCATCTCCACGGCGATTTCCAGTATTCGACGGAGCACCACGATCGCCAATGCCGAATGTGTGCCGTATCACATGGACGGGCACACGTTCCAGAATTTTTCCTTTCCCTCCGCGCCAGGCACTGCCCCGAAAACCCTCACCTACGACATGGAGGGGTCTGTCTGGACGAAGCGCGGCCAGTGGCTCTCTGCGTCGAGCAGCTATGACGTGTGGGCGCCTCGCGTCCATGTGGACGCCTACGGCAAGCATCTCGTGGGCGATCGCGCCACCGGCACGATCTGGACGATGGATCCGACCGTCTCGACGGACATCGACGGCAACGGGATCGTGCGGCAGCGGATCGCGCCGGGGATTACCGACGAGCACAAGCGCCATCCGATCGAACAGATCGAACTGTTGATGGATGTTGGCGTGGGGCTCTCTGGAACTGGGCAGGGCAGCGATCCGCAGGCGATGTTGTCGGTGTCTGACGATGGCGGGCAGACCTACGGCAACGAACTGTGGGCGTCGATGGGGCGGATTGGGCAGTACCGCAAGCGCGTCTACTGGCAGCAGTTGGGGGCGAATCCTGACACGGTGATCAAGGTGCGCTGGTCGGATCCGGTGCCGGTGCGCGTCAGTGATTGCTGGGTCAATAACTTGGAATCAAACCGCTGATGCCGCAAGCCCTTGGGCCGATCCCCTCGGATCAGGACATCACTGAACAGGGCGGGCCTATTACGACCTATTTCCGCCTGCGCTGGCAGGAATTGATTGACAGCTTCACGAAGGTGCCAACGCTGGTGACGATCGACACGGGCGTCTTGGCGGCGGCGCTGGCGACGACGGCCGCGCAGACGGTGATCGCGCCGGGGATGTATCGGCTCGGGCTCTACATCCAGAAAATCACGGCGGATGGGGTGAACTCGTCGCTCACGGTGACGGTGGGCTGGACAAGTCGCGGGATTCCGTTGACGAAGACGTTTACCGCGCTGACCACGGACACGATCGGCGCGAATGACAGCTACACCTGGGAGCTGTATTCGGACGCGAACAGCGACATCACGTATGCGGTGGCGTATGCGTCGAACACGCCGGGGAATATGACGTACCGCCTGAATGGGGCACTGGAAAAGCTGGCATGACGAGCCGCATTTTGCCGCCGGAAGAGTGGCCGCGCCTCGCAGGGACGGAACTCGATGGCGCGTACCAGACGTTGCCGCCGCACGCTCAGATCGTGGTGGTTGAGGATAACGGGCAGATCGTCGCGTGCTGGTCGCTGTTTGCCGTATGGCACGTCGAAGGGCTGTGGACAGCCCCCACGCATCGCGCGCAACCGTCCGTGGTGTTTCGGTTGGTTGGGGCGATGAAGCGGCTCGTGCGGGCGCAGGGCGTGCGGAGCGTCTATACCGCCGCGTGCAGCGAGGACGTGCGGGCGTTGATTACACGGTTCGGCGGGACGCAGGTGCCGGCGGACGCTTACATGTTGCCACTCGGAGGATCGTCATCATGCCACTCGTAGCCGCTGCGGCCATCACGGCCGGCTCGCAGTTGTTCAATGCCAGCATGCAGTCGAAGTCTGCTGACAATGCCACGCGCGCGAACGTGGCCGCCGCCGACCGCGCCGCCCGCGCGCAGAGAGAGGCCGCAGACAAGGCTGAAGCGTTCGCGCGTCAACAGGCCCAGAACGCGTACGCCAACGACGAAGCCGCCCGCCGCGGCAATTACGAGCAGTGGGCAGCCACCGAAGGCCGGCGCGGCACGATTGGCGAACTGCTCGGGCTCGGCAAGCGGAACATTCCCGCCTATGCGCCGGGGGTGGATCCGAACTTCGGCGGCGGCGGCACGAGCGGGCCGATGCCGGTGCCTGGGAGTGGACGGCAGACAACCGGCACGGGGGTTGACGCCTACGGACGCCCTCCCGGCGATCCGATGTATGGCGTGCCCGCGCCCTCGCCTCGCGCACCGAAATCGCGTCCAGCGAATCAGGGCTCCGTGGACTCGTATCTGCGCCCGATTGTCGCCGGAGACGCGCCGCCAGAACCAGAGGCCGAATTGCACACCTACCAGATGGATCCCGCCGAAGTCGAAGCGGCCCGGCGCCGCAAGATGGCCGGCGCATCGCAAGGGTCGGTCGGCTCGTATCTGAGGACTGCGTAAATGCTCGACACACGCGAAGACGAATACGGCACTCCGATCGACCCGCCCGCTGACGACTGGAATCCGGGTGGGCCTGGGCCGTGGCCGCCAGACTACGAAGACCACAACGGGCCGTGGGCGCCGGCACCGGAGCAGCCGATGGTACCTGGTGTCAATCAGCCGCTACCGCCAGGTAATCCGACACCGCCGCCGCCTGGGCCTGGTGGTGGCGGTGGCTTTACCGGCTCGTTCAATGCGCCCGATCGGATGGCCTATCCCTCATTGCCGACCGTCCCGAACGCGCCGATCCCGAACCTGCCGGCCTTCGCGCAGGCGCCCGCGTTCAGCTACGACCCGTATACCGCGCCCACGCCGTTCAAGTCGCCCTCCGTCGATGACATGCTCATCGATCCCAGCTACAACTGGCGGAAGGCGCAGGGTGAGGAATCGCTCCAACGCTGGGCCGCCGCGCGCGGCACGTTGAACGATTCCGGCACGGCGAAATCGCTCCTCGAATACGGCGGGAATGCCGCCTCGCAGGAGTACGCCAACATCTGGAACCGCGACTACAACGCGTACAACACGAACGAAGCCAACCGCGCAAAGACGTACGACACGAACCGCGCCGGGGCGGTGCAGCAGTACAACACGAACTATCAAACGCAGTACGTCGACCCCTATAAGGCGGCGTACCAGACGGCGATCGACACCTGGATTCCGCAGCAGGAAACGTGGCGTGCGGGCGTGGATATGTCGCGGCTCGGCTACACGACGCAGAGCGGGCAGGTGATGCACGACAACGACATGAACTACGCCAACGCCTGGAACAGCTTCCTGTTCGACTACAACAAGTGGAAGAACGGGCCGCTGGATGATCAGACCTACGGCTACGGGATGGCCTGATGCCGTACCAAGCCTTTGACCCCTCGCGCTACGCCGGTTCGATTGGCGATCTGATCATGCGCCGCGGCGACATCGAGGCGCAGCGCGCGCAGACGGTGGCGAACGCCCAGAGTCAGGCGCAGCAGATACGTGGGCAGGCGTGGGGCGGAGCGATGCAGAACATCGCGGGCAGTGTCGGTGATGCGATCAACGGCTACATGCGCGAGAAGCAGGAAGCGCCGTTGCGGGCGCAGCGGTTGGAGTCTGAACGGCTCCAGAACGAAGCCGCGCGGATGCAGATCGCGGGCGCAAAGCAGGCGGCCGAGGACAAGTCGATTCTCGGCTCCGCGCAGGGGAGCGGGATGGAGCCGGATGCGGTCAAAGCGCAACTGGCGCAGTTGGGGCGGGGGGATCTGATCCCGATCTACGAGCAGACGCACGCGAACCTCGAGACGGCGCGGCTTGGGTTGCAGGAGCAGCGGACGAAGGTGCAAGGGCTGGAAGCGGACTACTTCGGCGCGATGGCAGCCGGAGTGAAGAAAGCCAACATGGACCCGATCGCGGTGGAGTGGGCGCTGGCGCAGGCCGACGCGGACGGCCACGACACCAAGCAGCTTCGGGAATTGCTCAAGCAGAAGCCGGACGCGCTGCCGCAGCTCATTGATGGGCTGATCGAGAAGTCACCCACGCAGCGGAAGTTGCTTGGCGAAGAAGCCGAGCGCACCCTGAAAACTGCCACTGAGAACCGGATGGCCGAGCAGGCGCGGCAGGCCGCCGCCGATAAGGAAGCGGACAACAAGCGGGCTGATACGCAGGCCGCAGAAGTCGCCCGCCACAACGCGGCGATGGAGCGGATCGGCACGATGACGGCGGGCCGTTCAGGTGCGGCTCAGGAAGAAACCGCGCGCCACAACCGGGCAATGGAAGATGCCGCCAAGAACCAGAAGGTAACCGGCGCGCAGCGGAAGGTGCTCGGATTCTTTAATCGCATGTTGGAGGCTGAGCGCAACGCCCGCAGCGTGGAGAACTCGGTTGGGGGCCGTGACTTCGCGGCCGAATGGTTGCCGGGTGAGTGGCTGGAGAACTTCGCGAAATCTGACGAAGGCCAGAAATACACCCAAGCGCAGCGCACGTTCACGGAAGGCCGACTGCGGAAGGAATCAGGCGCGGCGATCCCGCTCAACGAATACGAAACCGATCGATCGACCAACTTTAAGCGGCCGAACGACACGGCCGAGAACGTCGCCCAGAAGCGCGCCGCACGCTTGGCGCTGCTTAAGGGAGCCGCGAACGAGGCGGGGCCGGCGCTACAGGAGTACTTCGGCAGCGGGGCCACAATCGATGACCTCCTCAGCGAGTTCTCAGACAGCGAGGCGATGGTCCCTGCGACGGTGGGAGGACAGCCGCCGAAAGAGGGCACCATCAAGCCGATTGACGGCTTCCCAGGCGCGGAACAGACGTTCCGCGGCGGGAAGTGGATTCGGACGAAGTAATGGGGCAGGGTCTTCCTCCTATCGGGGCTGAAGTACCACAGGCCAGCGGCCTGCCGCCTATTGGGGCTGAAGTTCAGCCGACATTCCGCAGCACGAATGCTAAAGATGCCAGCGGCAACGCCGTGGTGCGCGCGGCCGGTGACGTGCTCGGCGGCTGGTGGGAGAACGTAAGTCCCGTCCCGTTAATCAAGGCGGTGTCTAGTATGACCGCTGACGAGTTCGCGAGCGCGAAGCGTGCCGCGGACAAGGGCGACTACACCGGCGCGGTACTCCACGCCGTCAACGCCCATCCCGTAACGACGGTCGGCAAGATGCTGATCAACCTCGGGAAGTCGCACTGGGATCAGGTCGAGAAAGCCTACGAGTCCGCGAAGCAGGGGCGCGTGAGTGAGGCGGCAGGGCACGGACTCGCGGCGGTGATTCCGGTCGCCGGCCCTATGGCGGCTGATGCCGGTGAGCGCGCGTCCGAAGATGGCTGGGCGCGAACCACGGGCCGCGCGCTCGGCATCCTCACGCCTGCTGCGTTGTCGAAAGCCCTCCCGCGCCGCGTCTCGGTGCCTCTGCGACCCTCCATGCAGACGACGAATCCTGTCGAAGCGGCCGCGGTGCAGTTTGGACACGCGCGCGGAATCCCGATTGATGCCGGCACGGCTACTGGTTCGCAGTTCGTGAGGAACGTCCAGAAGCGCGTGGGCGGCACCTGGGGCGGCGCGAACACCGCGGAGAACGCGCAGGCCGCCTCTGCGGATGGTCTCGCTCGTGTCGGCAAGGAACTCGCGGGCGAATCCAACGCGTCAGCCGCGTCAGGCGTGCGCCCTAGTGGTCCCGTCAACACACCTGGGCCTCCGGCCACGCCCGTGTCGGCTGGGCAATCCGTGCTGCAGCGGTTCGATCGCGAGATCGCCACACTGAACCAGCGTGCGACGACGAATTACGACGCCATCCGGGCCGCGGAGCAGCAGCAGGCCGCACGCATCGCGCAGACCGGAGGCATTAGGGGGCCGGCGACCGCGAGTAAGCCGTTTACCAATGTGCCGTTCGCGGTGGATGTGGCTGACGCGCGCGCCGCCTTGCGCCCGATGTACGACGAGATGATGCGCGCGGCCGAGATTGCGCCGCCGATGGGGGCTGACGCCCGCGCGCTCCAAGCGCTCGATCGGCTGATGCAGGGGCCGGATTCTGCGCCGTTGTCGGTAGTGGACCGCGCCCTGAGTGATCTCAAGGCGCTCGATCGCCAGTGGCAGGGGCCGGTCAAGGAAATCGTGAAGCAGATGGACGCGCGAGTGCGCGCCGCCGCAGCACAGGCGGGGCCGAAGGTGCTCAAGGCACTTGAAGATGGGCGCGCGGCCACGAAGCAGAAATATGCGGTCGAAGAGGTGCGCGATCTCCTCTCTAGCGAACCGGGTCAGGTGTTCAAGCAACTCACCGCCAATCAAGATACGGCGCTGAATCGCCTCAAGGCGGTGCAGGCGATCGCACCCACCGAGATCCCCAACGTGGCGCGCGCCTATCTCGAGGACGCGCTGGAGTTGGCGACCTCCGAAGGCGGATTCGGCCACGCGGATCGCCTCTTCGCGAACTGGCAGAAGTTGGGCGGCGAAACCAAACGCGTACTTTTCCCGAAAGCCGGACAGATCGAAGCGTTGGACAACTTCTTTCTGCTCGCGAAGAAGATCGGCAAGAACCCCAACCCGAGCGGCACCGCGCCAACGCTGACCGCGACACAGCTCCTCGCCGGCATTCCCGCGTGGGCGATTGCCAAGGTGCTGTATACGCCGGCTGGCGTGACCGCCTTAACGCGCGGCGCGCGGATGACGATCGGCACCGCGCCTGCCGTGCGCGCGACCGGGATCGCGCAGATAGCAAAGGTATTTCAGGATGCCGGCGTGCCGGTGCCTGCTACGGCAGGGGAAGACCGGCGAGATACGCCAGTAGCCAGAGGGTCACGTTGATGAAGCAGAGCAGGGTGAGCGCGGCCACGATGGCCCAGTACCAGACCACGGAGGCGTCAACGGCTTTGGCAGGTCCGTCGATGAAGAACGTACGCCACCGTATCAAGGGGCTGATTGTACTCCTACTGGCCGCCCTGTTGTGGCCGAATCTGGCCGCCGCGCAGACCTACACCGTTGCGCCTCCACCCTTCCAGACGGTACTGGACAACAGCGGCAATATCGTTAATGCCGGCTGCGTCTGGACGTATCTCGCGGGCACCACCACGGCCGCCACGACCTACACGACCTCGAGCGGCACGGCCAACGCGAACCCCATCATCGCGGACTCTGCGGGCCGGTTCGTCGCCTATTTGACCCCCGGCACGTCGTACAAGTTCACCTACGAGAACGTGCCCTGCTCGGCGTCATCGCATGGGTCGGTCCTCAAGACGCAGGACAACATCGCGGCGGTGCCGGTGTCCGGGCTCAATGTGGACATCACGGGTACGGTGGGCGCGACGGTCACGGCTGGGGATCTGCTCTACCTCTCGGACGGCTCAGGGGCGCTCAACGCGGGCCAGTGGTACGCGGCGGATGCGGACAACACGTATTCCTCGACCACGGCGGTCACGGTGGGCTTCGCGACCGCGGCGATCACGAGCGGCACCAGCGGATCGATGCGGACGACGGGCCGCGTGACTGGCCTGAGCGGGTTGACGGCGGGCGAAATCTACTACGCGAGCGCGACGGCGGCTGGACTCACCGCCACCCCGCCCACGAATGCGCGGTGCATCGGCAAGGCCGACAGCACGACCTCGATTGTGATTCCGTGTGATGCGGCGGTCCTCCGCACCGCAGACAGCGACGGTACGCACAGTCTCGTTGTCAATACCACGTCCAACCTGACCGCGGATCGGCTGCTCTCAGTGGTGACGGGTGACGCGGCGCAGACGTTGACGCTCAATCGTCCGCAAGCACCAGGCGGGCGGTGCTCGCTCACCACAGGTACTGCGGTGACGACCGCCGACGTGACGGCGGCGACGACGCTGTATTACACGCCATACGCGCAGGCGGCCAACCCGAACCAGATCAGCCTCTACGACGGGTCGGCGGCGTGGCACACGCTCACGCTCAGTGAGTTGTCGATCACGATGGTGGGACTCACCGCGTCGAAGCCGTATGACGTGTTCGTAGACTACACAGCCGGGACGCCTGCCCTTGAAGTCGTGGTCTGGACGAACGATTCGACGCGCGCCACCGCGCTCGCCACGCAAAACAGCGTCTACGTGCAGACAGGTGACACCGACTCGCTCTACGTCTGCACCATCTACACAGACGCAGCGGGCGGCGCGGTGACCGACTCGTACACGCTCAGGCATGTGTGGAACTACTACAACCGCGTCCCCAGCGAGATGCGGAACGCGACCGAAACCGCGAATAGCTGGAACTACACGCTCGTGGCCTATCAGCAGGCCAACGCGAACGCCGCGAACCAGTTGGATCTCGTCGTCGGCGTGGCGGAAGTCTCAGTCGAGGCGATGGTACTGGCGTCGGCGTTTAACGGCAGCGCCAATATCGAGGTGGCCGTGGGGATTGGCTACGACTCCACGACGGCCGCCGCGACAGGGCTCCAGAACAATCTCGCGCAGGTGCCGGTTGGATCGATGGCGACGGTGCAAGCGCGGCTCCGGCATTACCCCGCCGTGGGGCGTCACGTCTACACCTGGTTGGAACACAGCCAAGCCTCTGGCACGACCACCTGGATCGGGGATAACGGCGGGACGTTTATGCAAACCGGCATCTCGGGGACGAGCCAGCGATGACCACCATCGGGGCGAGGCTGGAAACGGCGCTGAAGGCGGCGGGCCACCAGATTATCGGTGTGTCGATTGGCGACTACGCCAACAAGGCGACATGGAAGGTGAACCCTCCGAGCCTGCAAGCGGCGTGTCAGGCGCTGATCGATGCGTTCGACCCAGACGCCACGGCGGTGATCGATCTGGAACTCGACGCGGAGGTGAAAGCGTTGATGGATAACGAGCGGCTGTTCTCCGCGATCGTGTGGACGATCATCGACACGTATTCGCCGCCCGCGACGATTCCGAAATACACCACCGCGCGCACGAAGGTGATCGCGGCCTACAAAACGAGACCGTGGATACCGTGAGATAGGGAAGCGGGGCCGCAGCCGGCGCGAACCAGCCACGGCCCCAAGGCAAGTCGAGCGCCATGACACGGCGCCTTTCTTCGCCCCATCGGATCTAACGTTCGAACCGGGCGGATCGAACAGAGGCGCCAGTTTAGAGCGTGCAGGGAACAGACGGGGACGCACATGAACGTACACCAGGCCACGACGCGATGACCGCCGCTCCGCGACTGTCACCGCTCAGCGAGAACGACATTGAGGCCTTGGCCGACGTCATCGAGCGCCGTCAAGGCGAAGCCGATCGACGGAAGGGCACGGGTTCGTTCATGCGCGGCGATCTGGTCAAGACGCTCCTGAGTTACGTCATTGCCGCGCTGATCGCGTGGGGCGTGGTGCAGTCGCGTGTGGCCGTCTTGGAATCGCGGGTGAGTGGCTTCGATGCCCAACTCGCGGAGATCCGGCAGGACATTAAGACGCTGTTATCGAGGGGGGTCCGGTGACCGGCCAAGAACTCGACGCCTTGCGCTCGCAACTCGTGCTCCACGAAGGCAATGAGCCATTCGTCTACGACGACGCCACCGGGAAGCCGCTCAAGCGCGGCGACACGCTCAAGGGGACGCTGACTGTAGGGATTGGCCGCAATGTGACAGACCGACCGCTCTCCGACGCCGTGCGCCGTCTCATGTGCGACGAGGACGTCAAGGATTGCCTCTATGACTTGGGCCAGTTCGCGTGGTTCGGGACGCTGGATCCGATTCGGCTCCGCGGCGTCATCGATCTGCGGTTTCAGTTGGGCGCGACTCGGT